CATCAACAATAACAGTAATGGAGGTAGCTGGATGATAGAAAAAGCAATTAAAAAAATAAATCCAAACGCAGAGTTTTCTATTAATGCAGATGATTATAACCAAATCACTTGGTTAGATGGAACAACTCCAATATCAAAAGAAGATATTGAAGCTATGATACCAACTGTTGAAAAAGAAATATCTGATGCAAAAACAGCAACAGCTAACAAAAAAGCATCTGGCAAACAAAAACTAAAAGATTTAGGTTTAGATGATGACGAAATAAAAGCATTGACTGGAGCATAACATGGCTCTTAACTTTGCTAACAACAACTCCTTATCAGCAATCACAACTAAACCAAGTGGTTTAAGTGGTGGAGCATTAAACCTTATCTCTACACAAACTGCATCAAGCTCATCTACAATATCTTTTACATCTGGAATAGATGATACTTATGATGAGTATGTGTTTAAGTTTTATGATATTCATCCAGCAACAGATGATGCAAAACTTACTTTTCAGTTTGATACTGGTACAAATACAAATTATAATCAAACTATTACATCAACTTATTTTAATGTAGCTCATAAAGAGGATGATAGCTCAACTGCTTTTTCTTATACAACTAGTCAAGACCAAGCACAAGGAACATCATTTCAAAATTCTGGATTAGCACCTGGAAATGCAAATGATGAGTGTGGTAGTGGCACTTTGCATTTGTTTTCGCCAGCAGATACGACATTTGTAAAACATTTTATATCAAATGTGCAATCTGTTTTTGGAAATGAGCAAAGTGGAAATGTATATGTTGCAGGATATGTAAATACAACAACTGCTATTACAAGAGTTCAATTCAAAATGTCATCAGGAAACATAGATTCTGGAATCATAAAATTATTTGGAGTAAGCTGATGTCTTTAGTTAAATACAACAACAATAGCATAAGTGCTGTAACCTCTGCTGCTTCAATACCAAGTGGAGCTATGACACATATTAAAACTTTAACTGCTAGTTCTAGTGCTACATTGTCATTCGTACATGGAAGTTCAGATGTAGTCTTGGATAGCACATATCCTATTTATGTTTTTAAATTTTATAATATTCATGCTGATACAGACGCAACACAATTTACATTTAATTTTTCTACAGATAGTGGAAGCAATTACAATGTAGCTAAAACAACAACAGTTTTTATTGCTTATCATAATGAAGGTGATAGTGATACTGGATTACCTTATGTATTAGACGCAGATTTAGCACAAGGAACTGGATTTCAAAATTTATCAGAACAAGGTTTTATGAGTTCTGATGCAGACCATAGTCTGACAGGAAGTATGAATTTATTTAATCCATCTAGCACAACTTTTGTAAAACATTTTTTATCAGATACGACTTATGCAAATAGAACAGATTATTCAATTAATTTTTTTGGTGGTGGGTATGGTAATACTACATCAGCAGTAAATGCTGTTCAGTTCAAATCAAGTAGTGGAACATTTGATGGCACAATAAAACTCTACGGAATTAAGGATAGCTAATGAGCATAGTTAAATTATCAAATAATGGTGTAAAGAACGCAACTGCTTTTGGTTCTGCTGTAACAAGTTTAGGTAGTATGAGGTTTATTAAAAAGCTAACAGCTTCTAGTTCTGCAACTTTATCTTTTGTTGATGGCTCAAGTGATGTTGTTCTTGATGATACTTATAAGGAATACTTATTTACTTTTAATAATATTCATCCACAAACTTCAGATGCGAATTTTACTGTTGGTTTTAGAGATGGTAGTACAGATTATGATGCTACAAAAACAACTACTTATTTTAGAGCATATCATGCAGAAGATGGAAGTGGACAAGCGTTAGAATATCAAGATGAAGATTTAGCACAATCAACTGACTTTCATAAATTAACAACTGATTTAGGAGCAGAAAATGACGAAGGATGTTCTGGATTTATGCGTTTATTCAATCCGTCATCGACTGTTTTTGTTAAACATTTTATATCAGAATTAAGTGTATATTCACAAAATGATTACAACTATCATGTTTTTACTAGTGGATACTGTAACACAACAACAGCCATTGACGCTGTTCAATTTAAAATGCACTCTGGCGACATATCCTCTGGAGATATTTGTGTTTATGGCATCGCTTAATAATTAACAACAACAACTAACAAGGAATAAATTATGCCAAGATTTCATAATATAAATGGAGTTAAAGTTCAGTTCACAGCTGAAGAAGAAACTGCTAGAGACGCAGAAGAAAAAGCTGTTGTAGATGCTGCTCCAGCAAGAGCATTAGCTGATTTAAGATCTAAAAGAAATAGATTATTAGCTGAAACTGATTACCTAGCTTTATCTGATAATACGCTTTCTGATGATATGAAAACATATAGAAAAGATTTAAGAGATTTACCAGCTGGTAAAGATACAGTTGATAAATGTAATAACGCAGTATTTCCAAATAAACCTTAATGCCTAAAAAAAAATCTGCTACATCACTTGCTCAACAAAGTGTCGGAATAAGATTAAGCTCACATGAGAAAATCTGTGCAGAGAGAATGAATAATTTAATAACATCAATACAAAGATTAGAAAAAAAAGTAGATACACTTTCAGATAGTGTTTCTAAAGGTAAAGGCATTGTAGCTGTCCTGGTATTTCTAGGATCAATAGCTGCTGCCGCCATAGGATTTTTTAATTATAAGTGAAATATTACAACAAAGGTATTGCTGCTCATTTAGAGGCAATACTGAAGCTGTTGGATGATGACCATTTAGTTTTCGAAAACTTACAAGGTCAAGGTCCAATAGATATTATTACTGTCAATAAGGAAACTGGAGAAGTTTCTTTTTACGATGCAAAATCCGATAGGACAAGCAGACACAAAAAAAGACCTCAATCAAAAATACAAAAAAAATTAGGAGTTAAGAATATATATGTCAACTTACATAAGAGAACATACAGACTGGAAGGAAAACTGGGTAAACTTTAAACCTACAGAATTTGAATGCAGCTGTTGCCAAACATTAGATATAAATTCAGATCTTGTAGATCTACTTCAAGAAGCTCGTAATGTATTAGGACCATTACAAATAACTTCGGCTTACAGATGTCCGTCTCATAATGCTAGTGTTAGCTCGACTGGAGAAAGTGGACCTCATACAACTGGAAAAGCGGTTGACCTTCATGTATCTAATTCTCAACACCGTAAAACATTAATAGATTACTTTACAAACAAAGTAACTGGTCTTGGTATTGCAAAGACTTTTATTCATATAGATATTATCTCTCCTGAAGAGTTATCTCATAGACCTAACTGTTGGTTATATTAATGTTTCTTGCTTTACTTAAAAATCCATTAACAAAAATTGTTCTTAATAAAGGTAGTGAATATCTAAAACATAGAGCAGAGAAAGTTAAAACAATAAGAGCTGCTGAAATAGAAGCTGCTAAAGATGTCGATATAACAAGAATTAAAAGTCAAGATCAATCTTACAAAGATGAGATCTTAATGCTCTGGTTAATTGGAATGCTAACTACTGGTTGGTTTCCATCTACTAGAGAGAACTTTCGAGAGTGGGTTTCAATCATAAATGATTTACCTGATAGCGTTTGGTATTTAGTTATTATAGTTTTTACTGCTAGTTTTGGATCAAGAGTTTCTGACAAGTTGATGAACAGAAAAAAGAAGTAATGGCTAAACAAAAGTTTACTCATTTTATACCAAGAGATAAGCCTAAAAAAAGAGGACCAGGCTCTCATAAAAAATCACAAAATAAATCCGAAAAGAGACAGCGTAAACAGACTAGATACAAAGGCGGTGGCAAGTGAGAAGGCTGCTTAAAATCATAGTTAGAATAAGAATGAAGTATGCAGATATTAGAGGTCATCATGGTAAACGATGGAACTATGAACCATCTAAACATTATTTAAGAGGTAGGAATAGATGAAAGATCAAATATCTGTATCTGATAGCAGCAAGATTGCTCTTCCAGTTAGAAATTTAATTGCTTTACTTATGGCAACAGCTTTTGGAATTTTTGCTTACACCGAAATTACTACAAGGCTAACTAGCCTAGAGACATCAAGACATATAATGGAGACTGATTTAATTTCTAAATCAGATCAAAAAATTGTGGACCAGGAGCAATTTCTTTTATTGGAAATGTTGACCACATCTCAAGAGAATACAGATGAAGAAATGCAAAGTATGAGAAACAACAATGTAAATCTAAATAGAGCTATGGATGATATTAAAGAAATGAAAGAAACTATTGAAATATTAAAAGACAAGGTAAGAGCTAATGGAAATAGTCATTAGTCTTTTAATGTTTCTTGGAGAGCCACCAGTTTTAAAAGAGCATCTTTTTATAAAAGATCAAAAGATGTCAACTTGTTTGAAAATGAAAAGGATTTCTGAAAGATCAAGTAATGCAAAATATCAATGCGCTAAAGTTAATGCTGTTGTTAAAGATAAAAAAATTATCAGCATCTCAAGTTTAGATTAAAATTTAATTTTGGCGGAAGGAGTGGGATTCGAACCCACGATAGGAGTTACCTCCTATGACGATTTAGCAAACCGTTCGTTTCAACCAGCTCACGCATCCTTCCACATTTTTTAACAACTTATATATGAAAAAACGAAAAGTAGAAATAGAGGTTAAGTGTGATTATTGCGGTAATTACACCTCATCATTTGTTGCTACACCAGAATACAAAAGATTTTGCCGATTTCAAACTCCAGGCTTTCCTCCAGATAAAGACTGTATGACAGATTATATTCAATCTAAACGCACTCCTATATCTGGTAACATCACATCACATCTACCTTCCAAAAAAACAAATCAATTATAAATATAAATAAAAAATGTTACCTT